TAAGCCTATTGAACTGAATATTGAAACAACTTCACAAAGCCCTAGCCAATATGGGGGTGAAAACCCTGAATTTACGCCCGAAGAAGTATCAAAAGGTTCTGCCCCGTTTGCTGCGGCGGCTGATGTGGTGGCTGGTGGCGTTGCTGGAATGGCTAAAACTTCCGCTTATTGGTTATCCAGAATGTCGGGAATGTCACCTGAAGAAGCGGAAAAGATTGCGCAACGCGGGGATGTTTTAGAAAACCCTATTGGAAAGTTTTCGGGGCTGATCAACACGCCGGAGTATCAAAACTCATTACCTATGCAAGCAGCCAATCTAATTGGTCAGGCTGCAAATTATCCCGGTCAAAAGTTATCTGAAGCAACGGGACTGCATCCGCTTGATGCCCAATATGGCACAAACTTCTTAATGATGGCAGTACCTGAAGCAGCAGGGCTTAAAGGTGCAATTGCATCAGACGTTGCCAGAGGCGCAGAGGCGCAAGCGCAAGGCGTTTTAGCATCTGGTAGAGCTAGGGCCGCAGGATTAAGAGAAGAACAAGCAGCAGCGCGTCCACCAGAATTAGGCGTGGTTAATACTGAACCTGTTTTGCAAAAAAGCGCACCAGAACAATTGCAAGATCAGTTTGCAGCCCGTCAAGCTACGCCGGGTTCAGTCGGAGCGGCGGGTGCTACACCATTACAAATTGCGTCAGCATCTGGAGCAAGCCCGCAATTAATCGCTGCAATTCAAAAAGCCTCAAAATCTGGCGATATATCGCCGGAAGTAGTTACTCGACACGTTGAGGCAGATACCTTGCCCGTTCCTATGCAATTACGCGAAGGACAAGCAACGCGCGACCCTGCTATTTGGGCAGACGAATACAATAAACGCACGGACGATGCAGCGTTTCGTGGGCAACAAAATCAAAAATTAGTGCAAAACTTTCAAGCAATTGACGAACGTGCGCGGCCTAGCGTCACTACAAGCAATGCGGTTCAAGATGGTGAAGCAGCAATTGAAGCATATAAAGCCTATGATGCACCGATTAAAGCTAGGGTTGATGCGCTTTATAAAGACCTTGAAAAAGCTAATGGCGGCGATTTCCCAATGGATGCAGCGCTATTTGCCCAAAATACTAAAGCGGCACTAAAACATGACATTGAGTTTTTACCGCCTCAATTTATCAAACGTATTGAATCATATGAATCTGGCGAACCAATGGATTTTGGCGAGTTTGATAATTTGCGAACCCGGTTATCAGCAGCCAGCAGAACAGCGGCCCGTCAAGGCGATGGGAATATGGAACACGCTTTATCGATAGTGCGTGATCAACTGGAGGCATTACCTATTAAGGGAACGGCGGCGGCTGAAGTCAAACCAATAGCCGATGCAGCAAGATCAGCAGCGCGTGAGCGTTTTCAAGAATTAAACAGTGATCCTGCATACAAAGCAGCGTTAAATGATGTTGCGCCTGATAATTTCACTCGGAAATATATTATTTCTGCCCCTGCGCGAGATGTAGCATCGATGCGCCAAAAATTTTCTAGTATTGAAAATATGCCAGATGCACCGCAAATCATTTCAGCGGCGGCCCTTAGACACATTCAGGAAGGCGCTATTAAAGGTGTTACTGGCGAAGAAAAATGGACAAGCCAAGCCACATACAATAAACGCTTGGACGAATTACGCCCTAAAGCAAATGCAATTTTTGACCCACAAACATTTAATGATTTAGATAAACTTGGGCGCGTTGCCAGTTATATCGAATCACCCCCGGCTGGTGCAGCAGTAAATACTAGCGGAACAGCCACCGTTTTACGTCAATTCATGCAACAAGCAAAAGGTGCAGCGGCTGGTAGTTTAGAAGGAATGGCAAACGTGGCGGCTAAAGGCGTACCAGTAGGAACAGCAATTCGTAAAGGCGTTGAAATGTTGCAAAGAAGTTCTGAAGCCAAGAAAGCAAATCAACCATATCGCGGGTTAAATTATCAAGGCGCGCAAACCGGCGAAACAAATCTAAGTGGATTGAATAAATAATGGATCAAAATTTAGTCAATGCGGCCTTTACAATGGTCACTTCTTTGGGCGCTTGGATTGTGAAAGCAATTTGGGATGCAATCAAAGAACTGAAACAAGAAAACAAAGAGATTAAAGAGATTCTGAATGAGCGTTATGTTCGGAAAGATGATTTTAAAGAAGTCATCCATGAGATAAAAGACCTTAACCGAAAAGCTCTTGAGAGAATATTTAACCGGATTGATAACAAGGTTGATAAAACTGAGAAAAAATGAATTGCCAAACTGAATTAGAATGGTTATTAATTGCACTGGATATTTTAGGTATCGGGGTACTTGCCCTTTTGATGTTTATTTGGGAACGCCGTGACGATGTTAAGGCGTTGAAACAACAACTAATGAATCAATGGAATAAAAAATGAGTGATTGGATTGATGTTATTGGAAAACTTGCACCAACGATTGCAAGTGCGTTAGGTTCCCCCGTTGCTGGTATGGCAGTAGGCGCGTTGGAAAGTGCGCTCGGCATGACTAGCGATGAAGTCAAACAAACCGTTGAATCAGGCAAATTAACCGGGGATCAGGTTGCAGCCATTCAACAAGCCGAGCTTGCAATTAAAGCTAGAGCGCAAGAACTAGGATTAGATTTTGCTAAACTATCTTATGATGACAAGGCCAGCGCCCGGCAAATGCAAAGCACCGTTAAATCATGGGTTCCTGCATTTTTGGCGGTTATCGTCACAGGTGGATTTTTTGGTATTTTAATTGGCATGATGACAGAAACATTCAAAACATCGGATGCGCTAATGTTGATGCTGGGTTCACTTGGCACAGCGTGGACAGGTATCATTGCGTTTTATTTTGGATCAAGTGCCAGCAGCGAAACCAAAGATCACTTTTTAGCCAACAGTAAGCCAGTAGAATGACACAATTTTCTCCCCATTTTTCGTTTGAAGAACTAACCCATTCAGATGTTGCGGTTCGTAATGGATGGGATAACCTACCAGATGAACCAACAACTGCTAATCTAACCCGCCTAGCTGAGTTTTTAGAGCGAATAAAAGTTTTGTTAGACAACAAACCGATTATGATTAACTCGGCTTACCGCAGCAAGCAAGTGAATGATGCAGTAGGTTCAAAAGACACCAGCCAGCATCGTTTAGGATGCGCAGCAGACATTCGAGTGCCGGGAATGACACCAGATCAAGTCACACAGGCCATAATTGGTTCAGGATTGCCGTTTGATCAGGTTATTCGTGAGTTTGATAGCTGGACGCACGTTTCTGTACCAAACAGGGATGGTGAAGCCCCGCGAGGCCAAGCCTTAATTATTGACAAAACCGGAACGAGGTTATACGCATGAAAGTAACTAGAGAAAAATCAAAGTGCAACGATCCTAAACATTATGTAATTGAAAAGGATTTTCAAAAAGAAATTAAACGAGTGACTGAGATGCATAAGGAATTGCAGGAGCATGAGCGTAAATCTATGGCTGAAGCCCATCCAATCCCTGCATTGCGCCACAAATAAAAAAAAGCCCCCAATGAAGGGGGCGAACGCGCTGATGTTATAGCGCGAGAGGAGTACGACTAATTTACACTAAGCAAATAAATCATGCACGACAGGAATCAATTCAATTAGTTCCTGCCATTTACCTGTTTTTGAATCCCTCTTTTCTCCGGCGATCCGTACCAAAGGCACAGTAAGCAAACTATTAACGCGACCGCAAACAGAACTAAGCTCAAGGCCAGTTTGATCACGCAATTCTTTGCGAGTTTTAGGAATGTTGTCAGAAAGTGCATCAAGTATTTTTTGTTCCATTGGTTGAAGTTTGCGGTCGGCTATTAAGCCCCTATAAGCCTCACGGCTGGTTTCGGTTGCGTTCATAGGCTCATTACCCCTATCAAGAAAACGTAAACGGTGAACAAAGCTAGAATTGCGCCTAAAACCTGTAAGATCATGGGCGGTTCGGATTCTTTTTTAAAATCTTTGTATGAATAATTGTTCATGTGTTCTTCTCCTTGCGGTACAAAGGCACTCCCGCAGAACCATCGGTGACTTCTCGCCATACGCCATCAGTAAACTTGGCAAATCTGCCAACAGGCTCATCAGTCAGCCCAACCCATTTACGCGATTCCTGCATAATCAACTCGGCAAATTTTTCTATATCCAATTCACCGCAAACATAATCTTCACCGTCTTCAATCACAATAGCCTGATCGTAAAGTTTAGCAATTCGTTCGTTCATGCTTTCACCTCATATTTGTTTTTAATCTTCCAAAACTCGACAAGTTTGCTAAAGCAAGCCCATCCCCAATCCAGTTCCTCAGCAGTCCAAGCGGGAATGTCATGCTTTTTTCCGCAAATTACTGCTAGGCCGGGAGTGGATCGGCTAACCCACAGGTTTGCGCAAGGCGCTTTAGGAATCCCCAAGCCTTCGCGGTAAGCCGCAACTTGCCACAATTGATCATCCCATCCGGCAACTTTGCTAGGATCGTCAAACTCTTTGGTTTTAATATCCACAACCAAACCAAGCGGAAAATCATCACAGGGTTTGAGGTGCAGATCGGATTTACCGCCAAAACCTAATGGATGCGCAAAAGAAGCCTCGCAAATCCATTTCTGACGCCCATACATAGCGTCT